GCCACGGAAGCACGGACACGAGGCGATGCCGGCCGTTCTCGTCGGTGTCGCCTTGAGGCTTGATGCCGTAGCCAAACTCGGGCCAGCGCATGAGCAGGCTCGAGCCGGTCGGGCGGATGCTGCGGTTAACGCCGTCGCCATGGCCGGCGTGGGCTTCGGTGACGAGAGCGCAGTCCGCCTTGACGCGGGCGGCGTCCAGGGCGGAGACGACGAGGCGGGCCGCCGATTCCTCGTTCGTGTCCGTGGCATGCAGGCGGTAGAACGGGCCGCAGACCAGCAGGCTCGGCTGATGTGCGGTGACGCGCTCGAGTAGCCACGCGGCGTCTTCCTCGCGGGTCAGGTCGATTCCCGCGGGCTTCTGCAGGATGCGCAGCGCGCCCTCGGGGACCGGGTGGCCCTGGCCGCGGGCGATGGCCTCGAGCTTGCGGAAGTGGCGCCGCGATTTGCGGTCAGGGTTCTCGCAGTCGATGAAAAGGACGCGCTGCGGAGTGATCGGCTCATCGGTGAACGGATGCACGCCAGCCGCCGCGGCGACTGCGAGCTGCCGGATGACGACGCTCTTGCCCAGCCCCTCGAATCCGGTCCAGATGAGGCGGTCGCCGCGCTCAAGCAACTCGGGTATCACCCAGTCGCTCGGCGGGTCGATGATCGAGATGAACTCGTACAGGTCCGGGGCGAGGTCGGGCTTCCCCGTGTCGTCGCCGCGGAAGGTGACCTCGAGCTCGGCGAGCGAATGACCGGCCCGCAGGTGGTCCGATACATCCTTGAGGTCGCCGGCGGCCTCGTGGATCTCGACTGCCCCGGCGATGTCGTTAAGGCTTGCGGCGACCTGCCGGGCGTGGGCCTGCCCGGGCTTGTCCTTGTCCGCGATGATGATCACGATGGCCTCGCGGAGGAATTCCGCGTACTCGGACCGCCACTTCCCGGCGCCGCCCGGATTGCATGTCGCAGTGACGCCCGCGGCCTCGAGCGCGTGGACATCCTTCTCGCCCTCGACCACGTAAATGATCTCGCCGTCCTTGACGGCCTCGATCACCTTCGGCAGGCGGTACAGGACGCGACGGGTCTCGCCGAGACTCCAGCGCCAGCCGCTCTTGCGCGTGGCGTCAGGGACTCGCTGCGGGAAGCTCTTCGTCGCGGTGCGGAGCACCTGGAACAGCAGCTTCTCGCTCTCGTCCACGTAGCTGTAGACCGCGACCGCATCGCCGTGCGGGGTCCACTCGGCTTGCGACTGCTGCTCGTCCCGCGGCGTGCAGAGGTCATTCCAGGTGAGGCCGATCTTGGCGAGGATGTCTTCGGCCGCGCAATTGGCGTGGCAGCGGATGACGACCGGGTGTGACGTGCCGCGGCCGATCGTCATGCTGGCCTCGCGGTCCTCGTGGGCCGGGCAGCAGGCTTTCCAGTAGCCGCCGAGCTGGCGGACTCCCTCGAGCCTCGGCAGCAGAACCTCAGTGAGTGCGTCCATGGCTCAGTTCTCGTAGGGCGAGGTCGGGTAGTTGATCCGGGCCGGGGGGGTGTCTTCCGCGTCGTCCTGCTGCTCGATCCAGCATTCGCCGTTCAGCCAGGTGGCGGGATGCTTGGTGTAGTCGATGGGCCGCGACTGGCGCTGGTAGTCGTCGCGGTAGCGCTCGGCGCCGAGAATGATCACCTTCGGGTCCACGGCACCCTTGACGACGGCGGTCTTCCATGCCTTGCGGGCCTGCCCCTTGGCGACGCGGCGCGGGTACACATCCCAGAACGCGGCGAAGTCAGGATCGGCGTCGGAGCCGACCTCGACGCCGGCCGGCCTCTGCCGGCCAAGGTTTTTACCTGCCTCTTCCTCTGTCTCTGAATATGTCTCTGTCTCTGACTCTGTCTCTTTGGAGTCAGACCGTTTCGCATCACCGATCCGGCCAGCGATGGGCAACTGATCTGAACTCTGCTCTGATGTCTGATCGGTAGTCTGATCAGACATCAGAGCCTCTTTCCGGCACCATTCGCAGTCCGGGTCGGGACTTTCCTGCTCAACGTGCCAGCGCCGGTGGTTGGCGTGCCGTGCACCGCGGGCCTTGGCGTGCGACTTCCGCTCTATGGCCTCGCGGCTAGGGTTGCGCTCCAGCCAGCCCGCGACCTGGTATCCGTAGTCGCCGCGTTCGATCAGGCCGACCTCAACGAGGCGGCCGGCGTCGCGCTGGCCGTTCTTCTCGCTGTCCGGGAGAACGAGAAAAGCAATCTCGTCCTCGGGCACGAAGCCGTCCGACTTGGTTTCCTTGCAGAACAGAAGCATCTGAACGTACAAGTCGCGCAGCATCCGGGCGTCGCGCCCGTAGCGATTCAGCCGTCGCACCTTCGCGTTCTTCGGGAAGGTCACGGCCAGCTGTAGATGCAGCTCCCCCGCTGGCACAGTTACGCCGCCGTTCCCTTGGTCTCGCCCTTGCCGGTACCGCCCTTGCCGAAGCGGTAGGCGAGCGCGACCACGGAAGCCGCGGCGATCTTCGCCTCGCCGCCGCCGCCGAAGTCGGTCGGATCGGCCGGGCAGCCATCTTCAACGAGCCGCCCGTAGAACACGCCGGGGAACGCGAGGTCGAAATGCTCGCCGCTCGGGCAGGGGCGCCACTCGTGCGTGTCGTCCTCCCAGCCACCCTGGCCAGGCTCCTTGGCGGTGTCGTCGCCACCGATGAGAACCGGCTTGATGTGCGGCGTGGGCAAGCCTGCGAACAGCGCCGTGCGTGATGGCTGCGGGCGCTGCGCTGCGAACTTCCGCCACTTCGCAACGCCCTCCGGGTCTTCCTTCCAGTCCGGCTTGATCTCGATCCAGAGATCACCCAAGGGGAGTCCCTTGATGATGAAGTCGGGCAGGTAGGCCATCCCGTCGATGACGAACCCCTGCGGCTCGTATGTGGCGTCCAGGCCCAGCTCTTTGAAGAAGATCGCCCATCGCGTTTCTGTGTGGGACCGGTACGACTTCCCCTCGTATTCGCCGGGCAGTGACCAGCGGGACATGTGGCGCCGTCCTTTCAGGGGGTCGAGTTGCTTTAGGTGTTCAGGTGATGCCGCCGCGCGATGTCTTCGGCTTGCCTAACTATGCCAGCAATCATTGGCCAACACAAGTTGGCCAATGGAAGTGAGCGTGATGCTATCATGGTGTTGGCCACATGGGTGTGGCATCCTGACCACGTGACAGAGGAAGAGGCCATGACCGAACTTCGCGCCGCGCTCGCGGCCACGTCGCCTGAGGCGGAAGAGCAGCGCTCCGCCCGCATCGGCGCCGCGTTCTATGAGGCGATGAAGGCCGCTAACGGGCGCCGCGGATGGCAGGCCGAACTCGTCAAGGAAACTGGGCTGACCCGTGAGACGATCCGGCGCCACGTCGAGGATGAGCGGATCCGTCGCGGCGAGATCCTCCCGACGAAGCGCTACCTCGAGCAGCAAGAAGCGCTGGCGCGCAAGAAGGCCCGCACCAGCTCCTGACGACGCCAAGAAGCCCCAGCGGGTCACCATCCCCGCTGGGGCGCTTTCTGCTGCCCGGACGATCACCCGGCCTTCTCCCTCGCTGCGGTCTCCGTGTCATCCGGTTCCTCGCGCACCCGCATGTCCGGTCTCAGTTCCCCGCAGCCGCATGACAGGACAGGACAGGAGCCCGGACTGTGACGGTGGGCACACAAGCAGACGCGTGACAGGTTGTAGCTCATGCGGCGGCCTCCGCTGTCAGGTGCTCGAGCAGGCGGGTGCCGATGTACTCCGTGAATGCTGGCGGAATCGCCTGCGCTAGGCCGTCCCGGTTCATCCACGGGGCACGCATCCGCCGACGTCCTTCCTCGGCGTCACTGAAGTGCCCCGTCAGCTGCATGCACTCGCCGGGCTTGGGCTGGCGGCCCATCTTGGTCTGCGGCCACTGATGCAGGACATGACCGGGCTGCGGGATGCCGAACGAGGCCTCGAACAGCCGGTCCTCGTACAGCAGGCCGCGGAGCTCGGAGAACATGCAGCCGCAGAGCGTCAGGCCACTGGAGCCGAACAGGTCATCCTGGTGCGGCAGGGGCGAGCCCGCCACGTTCTCCACGATCCACGGGACCGGGAAACCGTGCAGTCGCTCAAGCGTGGCGGCGAGCAGCCACCCGGTGCCATGGTCGCCGCCGAAGTCCCGTGTCGGGGAGTGATCCTGGCATGGCGGGCTGGCATGGATCGCATCGAAGTCGCCGTGCGCCCAGCAGAACTCATCGAACGTGTCCAGCACCGTCAGCGCGTCGGCGCGGACGAACTCGAACGGGTACCGCGGCTGCGGCTCGGTGTCCACGCCCACGACCTCGAACCCGGCCCGGTCGTAGCCCGTCGCGGCGCCACCCTGGCAGCAGTACAGGTCCAGTAGCCGCGGCCTCATGCCGCACCGCCCAGCTCTGCAAGCGCCTCGACCTCGGTCAGGTGCAGGACGAGCCGCCCTTTCGGGTAGATCGCGCCGATGGTGCACCAGATCCCGGCGACGTACCGCGGGCACTCGTCGTCCTCGAGCACGCCCGCTTTCACGATCCCGTCGATCGCCGCTTTCCCGCTCGCAGCGCAGGTGTTCTCCGCGTCACGGTGCCTGCGGTCGGGGGGCTGGTACTCCACGACGACGGAGACGCGCTCGAGCCGCGGGATCTTCGCTTGCAAGGCGAGCGCCCAGGCGGCTTTCTTCAGCGCCTCAGTGCGCCGTGCCCGCTCGGACCAGTGCTCCCGGCCGTTGAGGGACAGCAGCTTGAGGCCGGGCGGCATGGCGATCGTGAACGTCCGCCTGGTTTCCCCCTCCGGGGCCGCGCTCGATTCCGAAGGCGCGGTCCCGGAGGATGCTTGTGCCCGCACCCGGCGCGGAGCGGAAGGCGCGATTGCAGGGCCCTCCGCTCCGGCCACCGGGCCGGGCTTTCCCGTAGCCGTCCGTTCGCGGTCATGCAGCGGGAAAGATGGGGTGTCCCGCCCGTTCGCTACGGGGGTCGCGAACGGGCGGGACGTGCCCGTACGGCCGGGGTCAGCGGCGGCACGGGCGGCACGGGCCGGCGGGGGGCATGCCGGGCCCGTGCAGTCTGAGGGGGTCACGACGCGCTCCCGGCTGCGTACTCGTCCCTGTAGTAACGGGCGGCGCTTCTACGGACGCCGACTTGCGCCGCGGCATCGGCGTGGCTCACTCCCCGGTCGCGGAGCCCGGCGTACTGCCGGACCCGTTCCTGCCGCCGCTCGCGGCTCGCGTTGCGACGCGGCCTGGGCTGCTGCGGGTCCCGGGCGGCTACCCTGGCTGCGAGCAGTGCCTGCTTCTCGGCTTCCGCGGCTTCGGCGCGGCGCACCAGCAGGGCATTCTCCGGGGACTGCCTAGCGAACCGGGCGCGGACCCGGGCGACGATCTCGGCGGGTTCCGGCTGGCTCCCGGGCAGGGTGTACTGGTGTCCGCCGAGCTGGCGGGCGGGCTCGTAGGTGCGTGTCACCCGAACCTCCCGGTCAGCACCGACATCCACATGGACGTGAACCCGGACAGTCCCGCAAGGGCAAGCCACACCGCCTGGCCGTTCAGAGTCCGGGCGTTGCGGGCCCTGCCGTAGAAGACGGGGATTGCGGCGATGAGAGGAACGGAGAAGATGATCACGACGCCGCTCCCGCCGCCGGCTCCCTGGCATCTCGCTGCTTCCGGCGTGGCGTTATGAGCGCGTCCAGGGTCGCGTCGCGTTCCTCCGCCGTTCCGTAGCCAGGCGTGACCTTCAGGCCCGCCCAGCCGCCGATGAGTGCTCCGATGACGACGATGCGGCGGGTCACGCGACCTCCCGCAGCGGCTTGTCGGCGGAGCTTTCGGCGGCCGGTTCCGTCTTCGCCTCGGCGTCGGGCTTCGGCAGTACCGGGGCCTTCGGTGCGGCGATCTGGAACCGGGGCGCGACGGCGAGGGCGATCTTCAGTCCCGCTCCTATGCCTGCCAGCCACAGGACCGTGCGGGTGATGGTGTCGACGATGGTGACGGCGGTGTTCACTGCGCCTCTCCCTGCCTGTGTCCGAACTGCTTCTTGCCGGGCGGCACCGGATACCAGAGCGCCCCCACGGCTTCCAGAACCTCGCGGAGCATCGGTTTCGCCGCTTCCGGGTCACCGCCCGCCGCCTTCAGCGCGAGGCCCGCGAGGTTGATCCCGGCTTCGCGCTGCTGCGCCTCGGTGATCAC